GTCGATCGCTTCGAGCTTCGGGATCGGGAACATCTGCGGGCGCTCGCCAATGCGGCTCCCGTTCGCCTCGAACGAGGTGCGGGAGAACACGTGCGCCGCGTTGTTGTCCTCGTAGAGCGGCTCCATGTCATGCGAGCGCACGAGCCGGCGCGTGTCGCTGTTGACCGGCGTGCCGTCCGCGCGGAAGAGCCAGAAGTGGTGCTCGGTGACGGTGAAGAGGCTGTCCGCCTCGCCTGCCGCCAGCACGTCGAAGTAGGCCGCGACCGCGGCGTCCACCGTCGCCGGCGTCAGCAGCGGCGAGGTCACGTGGAACTGGCCGAAGTGCTCGCCCTCGACCTGCGTGAGATCCCACGCGATGAGGTCATTGCCCGTGACGTGGTCGCCGTAGAGGGACTCCGGGCGCCGCAGCACCGTGATGGCGGGGAAGTGCTCCCGCACCACGGCCTCGATGTCGTCCGAGTCGGTGTCCACCACCACGCGCTCCACGCGCCGGGCGCGGAGGAGCGCGGCCAGCGCCCAGCAGAGCAGCGGCTTCCCGTTCAGCCGGCGCAGGTTCTTGCCGGGGACGCGCTCGGAGTGCCCCTTCATGGGCACCAGCGCCGTCACCTTCGGCCCCTCCGCGGGCAGTCCCAGGCGCTCCAGCGCGACGTCATCGAAGGTCAGCCGCGGCTCGCGGCGGTACAGCTCCGCGAGGTAGCGCTTCTGGCCGGCCTGGTGGTGAATCTCGTAGGTCTCGCTCGACTGGCCCCACGCGGGGCGTGCGATGCCCTCGCCGCCGCCACGCGCGGCCTGCTCCGCGTCGAAGCCGCCGTAGCCCTCGTAGTAGCCGGAGGCGTAGAAGTCGAAGCCGGTCACGTGCAGCGAGGCGATGGGCATGGAGAGCAGATGCACGATCGCGAGCGTCCCGGTGTTGGGGCTCGCGCCGCATGCGTTCTGCAGTTCGCGCTTCATGCGCTGGTCAATGCTCACGATGGGCAGGTCGCCGGACACGCGGCGCAGGCGGCGCACGCGCTCGCTGTGGCCGGGGTGCCGGGCGACCAGGTACTGGACGCCGTCCTCGCGCCAGCCCGCGACCTCAGCCTCGGTGTGCCGCAGGCCCAGCTTGTGGAGGTGCTTCTCGCTGTAGAGGACGTGGTACAGGACGTCCGTGCGCGACCCCACGTCCGCTCGGCGCTCCTCGGGCACCGGTGACGCAAGGTTGAGGCGCACGACGACGTCGTAGGCGTCGATAGCGGCGCCCTGCCGCCGCCCGCTCAGGGACGCCGCCGGGCCCACGATGACGACACGCTTGCCGCGGAGGTACTCGACGAAGTCCGCCGGCGGCGGGGCCTTTGCGAGCGCTCGTTCCTGCTCACGGCGGGCCTTTTGGGCGCGGATGTTGGGGGCGGTGTAGGCCATCAGTCGTACACCTCCCACCACTCGTCGCCCTCGGCAGGCACGCGGCTCGGGATGTACGGCGTCGTGTAGCGGAGCGTGGTCACCGCGGCCTTGCCGGCAGCCTTGCGCACGGCGCGAAGCTCGGCCTGCGTGAGGTAGATGGCTCCACCGCCGCCCTGGCGGCCGTAGGTGACGGACACGTCCCCCACGGAGGCCTGGACCGTGCCCTCGGGGTTCCGGTACGCCCGATACGCGACCGCGAGGCAGACCGAGGAGACGATGTCGGGCACGTCCTCGAGGTCACCCTCGTCGTCGACCCAGTCCTCGTCTGCCTCCTGGCGGATGAGCGCCGAGGCGTCGGCGAGCGCAGCGGAGGCCCGGCTGAGGTCCGCTCCGGAGAGCGTGACCCCAAGCCGGGTCTCCAGTTCACTCGTCGACGCCAGCGGCGGCAGCATCGGAGGAACTAGCTACCGAACTCGGCCGTGATCTCGACGGCACGCACGAAGATCGGCTCGTCGTGGTCCTCGTCGATCGTCTCGGCCGGCTCGAAGAAGCCGTTCTCGTCGAACTCGCCGTAGTCCAGCACCACGTTCGTGCCCGTGTAGGCGTCGCTGTGGAACATGTCCACGATCTCGTCCGGGTCGATCGCCTGCACCAGGCGCAGGGCGAAACCCTCCCAGGACATCGACGCGCCCCACGGAGCGCCACGCGGCACAAGCGGGGCACGCGTGCTCAGCACGAAGGCGGTGCGATGGAACGCGTACGCCTTGTCGGGGTCGAGGCCCGGCACACTGAACACCGGGAACCCGGCCACGCGGCCGATCTCCGCGTTTCGGAAGGCGTTCGTGTCGCCCGCCCGGTCGGCGCGGATGAACTGCTCGCTGTTGAGGAAGACCTCCTCGACGCCGGAGCCACAGATGATGGCCCGGCCGTCCTGCGGCACGCGGGCGTCGTTCAGCCGGCGACGAGCCTGCACCGCCGTCTTGTACGGGTTGGTGAGGTCAAGCGAGAGCTGGTGCTGGGCCGGGTACGTGGCCTCCTCGACTTCCGCGATGATCTGGTCCTCGATCGCGCGGACCGCGCCGCTCACGACCGGGACGGTGATCACCCGGTTGAAGTCGTCGATGTCCAGCGTCAGCTCCGGGTCGGTGATCGGAACCTTGCTGTAGATGTTGGTGTCGAGCGTCACGATGACCGTGCGCTCGGTCAGGCTCGACTCCGACCGGTTTCCGCCGTTGCGGATGTTCCGGGTCTTCGCCTTGTGGTACGCGGGCAGGCGGATGGTGATGGCATCACCGCGGGCGCCGCGGAAGTCGCCTGCAGCGTCTCGCCACACGAGATTCGCGAGGACGGTGTCCCGCTCCAGCAGGCCGAGGCCAGTACGAACGACACGCTCTGCCTTGATTGTCTTAACGGTCACAATGACACCTCCAAGGGGTCGGTACGAAGTCCAGGCCCTTGCCCCTCGGCGGGTGCTTGGTGCCTGTCTCCGACCCCTCGGCGGGTGTCGGCAGAACGGGTTACAGGTTTACGGCCCCTCGGCGGGTGCCGTTAGTACCGCGGCAGACTCGCTGCGAGCTTTCGCGGATCACGCTCCTCGGGCGCTGGGTCCGGGCGGTTGCCCGAACGGAGCCGCTCCCGAGGTCGACGAAGCGGGTCATCCCCCTCATCGTCGTCATCGCCCACCGGGCGGAACGTTGCGAGGAGTTCGTCGGCGTCCGCCTCGAGCTCCTCCTCCGTGCTGCCCTGCAGCCGCTTTGCCTGGGCCTCCGTGAGGCCCTTCCGCAGCGCCACTCGAGTCCGAGCCAGTTCGAGCTTGGCCTCAGCGGCCTCGCGCTCGGCGGCCTCACGTGCCTCGGCGGCACGCTGGGCCTCGGTCTTCTTCTCGTCCTCGATGGCCTTCAGGCGCTCCTCGGCCTTTTCGGCCTCGGCAAGCCGCGCCTTCAGTTTGCGGTTCTCGCTCTCGTGGTGGCGCGCCTGGCGCCGGAGCTTAGCGAGGTCGTCCTCGCCTCCGTCTCCATCGTCGCCGTCACCTTGCCCGCCGTCGTCACCAGCACCATCGCCTCCGTCGTCCCCCTCGTCGGAACCGCCCGCGATGGCCGGCATGATGCGGCCATCTGGGAGCAGCCACGCGAGGTAGCCGTTCAGGATGATGCGCTGGATGTCGTGCTCGTCGCTCATATTGCCCTCCAGTATCAACGGTTGAGCAGTTCTGTCAACCCATACCCGGCATGGGTATCCATCACCCCGGAACGCCGGCCCTGCGGCCTTCGTAGGCGCGTCGGAACGCGTTGAGCAGGTCGCCGGACTCGGCGTCGGCGGTCGCCTCGTTGTAGAGCCGCCGGAACTCCCGGGCGCGGCCCGGCCATGTCTGCGAGTCGCGGAAGATGGGCTCCGCCGTGCAGGCGCAGGCGTCGTGCGCGTGGAAGTCGGCGGTGTCCTCGCTGTAGACCGGCCCCCGCGAAGCGAGCATCGCGCAGAAGGCACAGGGCTCGCCTGACGTCACCCGCGCCCAGCCAACGCGGCGCCCGGTCGAACGACTATCGGCGGCGGCGGCTTCGATGAGCATGGAGCGTCCACCATTGAGCGCATGACGCCCAATAGCGCCCGCCACACTCACGAGCGTCTGCGTCGCGACGTCCGGGCGGTTGAGCGCTACCAGTTGCTTCGCGCGCACGGGGCCCGTCACGCGCAACGACGTGAGGATCTCGTCCTCCACCGCCGGCGGCAGTGTGGGGAGGGCAACCG